ACCATTCTATCATAAAACCGTGCTTTTTGCATTGGTTTTATTTTTTATACTCTTTTTTAGGATGGTGATTTTATGAAACTACCGAACGGATTCGGAACGGTTTACAAATTATCGGGAAATCGCCGGAATCCTTATGTTGCCAAAAAGACAAAAGGATGGGAAATTGACCCGAAAACAGGTAAATCAAAACAATTATATACGGTCGTCGGATATTACCCGACCCGTAAAGAGGCATTGACCGCACTTGCGGAGTTCAATGCAAATCCTTATGATGTTGATGCTGCAAAAGTCACATTCGAGGATGTATATGAGCGATGGTCTGATGAACATTTTCCGACCGTCAGTGATTCCAACGTCAAGGGTTATCGTGCAGCATGGGCGTTGTGTGATAAACTTGCACGGATGCGGTTTGTCGATGTCAAACTCGACCACCTGCAAATGATTGTCGATGAATCCGGCAAAAATTATCCAACACTCCGGAAATTGAAAGTCCTGCTCGGTCTGATGTATAAATACGCCGTGATTCATGAGATTATTCCAAAAGAACGGAATCTCGTTGAATACCTCGACATCAAAAAGGCAGGAAACCCGAACGCATACAACCGGAAACCTTTTTCAAAAACAGAGGTCAAAAAGATATGGGATGTCAAGGATTCAAATATATATTATACTGTCATCCTCATGCTGATATATACCGGATGCAGAATCGGCGAACTCCTCGACCTCAAGAAAGAAAATGTGAACCTTGAGAAAAGATATTTCAAGATTGTCGCCTCGAAAACTGCTGCCGGAATCCGTACCGCTCCAATCTCTGAAAAGGTTTATCCATTCTTTGAATACTGGTACAACCTCAATGATTGTGAATATCTCCTCTCTACTCCGGAGGGTGAACATTTCAAATACCGGAATTATTATGATTCGTACTGGTCGCCACTTATTGAGACCCTCGGAATGAAACACCGTCCTCACGATACCCGTCACACATGTATTTCCATGTTGACGGTTGCCGGAGTGTCAGACAAGGTCATAAAGAAAATTGTCGGTCATAAAGGGCAGGGCGTGACAGAGGTCGTATATACACATTTTGAAATCGAGGAACTAATTGACGCTATCAACAAAATATAGAGGTGTGCCATGAATAGAACTGAATACAAAAACAATTTCGGGCGTGAGCATTACGAACGAATCAATCTCGTTGTACCTAAAGGCATGAAAGACATCATCAAGGCTCTTGCATCCAGTAAAGGAATGTCGATCAATGCGTACATGCAAGACCTTGTCAGAAAAGACCAATGCGGTTTATTTGATACAATGCAGATTGCGGAAAAGAACAGAGAAATGATTTCCGGAATCACTGGAAACATGCACGACGGATATGACATCATTTTCAAGGACGGTCATTCCTGCCATTGCCGGACGAAAAAAGATGTCCGGTCATGTATCATTGAATACTGCAACGAAAAGGACGATTGATTCGTCCTTTTTTATTGCAAAAATGTGTCTTACATAAGACTTGCAATGTCTTACACAAGACAGTGTTTTCCGTGTTAGTTACCTGTTAGTTATGTGTTAGTTACCGTTGAAATTTCGTGTGTTTTTGTGGTGTCTGATAGATTTATCGGAATATAAAGAAATCCCCGAAAACTCGATGTTTTCGGGGAAAATTGTTCTTTCTGATATTCGGTTTGAATTATCGCTTGCATAACTCCGAACGCCTATTTTACGGCATTTTTTGACCGTTTGTCAGTTACCCGTCTTTTACGCATATTCTCTCAAACACTTTTCCATTGTTTTATTATTATTTATCTCTTATAATTTTGAATATTTTTACGTATTTTACGTATTTTCTATTGACATTACGTATTATACGTGTTATTATATACTTGTAAGGAGGAAACAATACAAATGAGATTTCGAGAAATTGAAAAATTAGTCCTCAATGACGGTTGGGAACTGGTAGATGTGAGAGGTTCACATCATCAATACAAGCATCCAACCAAAACGGGAAAAGTTACAATCCCAAATCATCGGGGCGACATTCCTCAAAGGGTTGTCAACTCCATACTCAAACAGGCGGGTCTCAAATGAGACCTGCCACCCATTAAAAGAAAGGAGCGTTATCATGAATTATATTTATCCTGCTGTTTTTTATCCGGAGGACGACGGAAAATATTCTGTTATATTCCCCGACCTCAATGATTTAGCAACATACGGGGATAATCTTGCGGATGCTTTCGCAATGGCTCAAGAGGCTTGCGGTCAGTATTTGTTCACATCTTTGCGTGATGGTGAGGTTCTCCCCGCTCCAACTCCTATTGATGCAGTCGAAAAAGACGAGGACGCAGCACTTGTCAATTTGATTTGTGTCAACCTTGACGAATACGCCCGTGCATACAATGACAAGGCAGTCAAGAAAACTTTGAGCATTCCTGCGTGGCTTAATACTGCATGTGAAAATTACGGTATCAATTATTCAAAAGTTTTGCAGGATGCATTGATTGCCAAACTTCAAGCACATTCATAAATTCATTATAACACAAGGACGACATCCGGAAATGGATGTCGTCCTCTTTTTTATGTCCTTATTTTTTATAACTGCTCGAACTGTACATGCTCGGATTCTCCGGAGAGGTAAAGGTCGCCGATTGTTCTGACCATCTTCTTTCCGTCTACAACATGAATCTCTTTCACATAATATGACTGTCCTCTGATAGCACGACCGCAGATGTTGTCATTGCCCCACGCTGCCGAACGTCTGATATTGAGTGAACCGTCGCAAATGACTGTCACCCTCATTTTTCCCTGCGGAATGATGACCTTGTCCTCCTGCTGCTCCTCTGTTGCCCTGTCCGGCTCTGTATTCGCCCCATTTTCGCCGTTTTCCTGTTCGGTTGGTGGATTTGTCGCCTTATCCTCGTTTGAGGCGTTCTCGTCATCCTCTGCGTTCTCCTGCGGTGTTTCCTGCTCGTCGTCTCCGGTTGCAAGTTCACTCACATCGTCATTGACCATTGTCATTTCCTTGAGTGTCTCTGCGTCTACTGTTCCGGTCTTGTTTCCGTCCGCATCGTATGTGTTGACACTGCCGTCCGGATTTGTCTGCAACGCTCCCTCCGGAACATCATCCGTGAGCGAACCGATGACCTTTCCGGTTTCATCCCAAACAACGAGGCTCTCGTCCTTTGCTGCTGCCCTTAATGCTGCATCAAGTTTCTTGTACTCTTTGCAGTCCTCTTTCTTGAACTCTGTTCCTTTGCCTAAATAGTATAACATGATTATCCCTCCTATTTGCTCAAATATTTACTTGATGCATAACCGACGATATTCTTATAAACCACATACAACCATTTCACGCCGTTGCAATCGTTATAATATCCATAGCACTGGACTTTCTCGTCGTGATTCATCACTGCAAGGATTGATTTTCCTGTTCCTGCTCCCGCACGGAGATTCAATCCGGATGCAGTCACCTTGTATGTTCCTGCAAGGCTCTTGTTGAATCCGTGTGCAACATCAACCTTTGTGTTGCTCTTGACTGGTGTTGTGTTGGATGCTCCCGCTCCGGATGACTTTACACCGTCTGTGAGGTTTGTTGCTGTGTGAGCACCATCATTCAACAGAATATCTCCCGCAAGCAAGTACGCATCCGATGTCAGATATTTGTTTTCTGTCAGTACCTCGAATCCTGCTGCCTTGAGTGCTGCTCGCAGGTTTCCGGTATAACATGCCGTACTCACCTTTTTCAGTGCGTCAATCCCCAGTCTGTAGCCTGCACCCTTTACGATTGCAGCGACACCGGATGAACAGTCTGCCTCACATGCAACTTTAATCTGTGCAGGGTCGAAATTTGAATCTGCAAGATTCGTCCAAAATGTACCCCTGTGAGACTGACAATATCCGATTTTATTATTGACTGCTGCTGCCTTTGCCATGCTCGCAATCATCGCTCTCACTTTTGCGTTCGGGTGACGGAGAACGCATTTCCACGGTCTACTATACCAATTTATAACCTGCCACTCTGTACCTGTTTGGTCTCCGGCTTTTCCTCCGGAGTATCTTCCGTTTTCGTCATGTCCGCAATTTGAAATCATTTGTTTTCCTCCTTGTCAAAATCGTCTGCTTTGAATCCGCACAATTCCGGATTCTTTTCTTGTATCTTGTCATATATCATCAATCCCGCCACGATTAGAGGTGTACACCACCACATCACCGCAGCAGGAATTGAAATGATGAATCCGGTCAACCTTGTTATGTGTTTCCCGAATTTTGCCTCGTCCGTGTCAGAATAGCAATCCCCGTATTCTCTCATTTCTTCCCGAATTTCTCTGTCTAAATCAAAAGAAATTTTCCAAAAATACAGATTTACCGCCACCCATACGATGACAGCGACGATTGCATATATCAGCACGATTGTGTGTGCGTTTCCGGTTGCGAAATCACATATCCTTTTCAACCGTTTCACCTGCCTCACCGCTCACAAGCGTCTGCATCGCTTTGTTGCTCTCAAGCATCTTTTTCATTCTCTCAAGTGCCTCGTCGACCATCATCGAAAAAGCCTCGAACGAAATCACTCTCGCAAGCCATGTGAACCGTGCGACGAACATATCATATACATATCGCAGTTTGATTTGACCTGTACCGCCTCCCAGTTCCTTTTCTGCTTTTGTGACTGCATAGAGCAGCCATTCTCTAACTTTGTTCAACTGCTTGTCTGACGGCATTTTCACGAAAACATATACTGCATATCCTCCCGCTGCACATACTGCAATCAGACCCACAATCACAAACCAATTCTCGACGATGTATTTCATCCTTGTACCTCCTCGTCATCCTGTTCCGGTTCGTCATTGTGTTGTATTTCTCCGTTTGACTTTGTTCCCTTGACCGTTTTCACGGACTTAATGAGTGCCATCGCCCCGCCCTCGACTGATAGAAAACGGAATACATTCTCAATCAGTGTCGACGGTTCTGAACCCATCCGCAAAAACACAAATATCATCACGACTGTAAAGATAAATGCTGCAAGAATCAAAGTGAATACAACACGTTTCATGAACAGACCGGACACCTTTTTGTCATGTCTCTCTTTTCGCTCCCTTATCCGGTACATTCTTTTCAGATGCCGGATTCTGATGCGTCGTTCCTGTTCTGTCATTCTCATGTATTGCCTCTTTTCTGTGAGGTTGATTCTTGCCTGTTTCCTGCCCTCCTGTTATCGGTCGGAATGCTGTTCTCCGTCCAGTCTCTTGTGATAACTCTTGAGTGACTGTTCCACAATGACAACACGCTCTCTCAACTGTTTCATCTCCTCACGGTTCTCTCTTGATTCCCGTTTGATGTCCTTGATGTCGTCTGCGATGTTCTCAAGTTTCACAACCACCATTGTGTCATTTTCTGCTCGTCTCTCCGTTTCTTCCTGTGTGTCTTTTTTGTCGTTCCTCTGCTTTGAGCAGATTCCGAAAAAGATTGCGAATGCAACCGACACTCCGGAGATTAGCAAGGAAACCTCAATCGTCAACGGCGTTCTCCTTTCCGAACTCTGTCGCCTCGATGTCGTCGGTGTCGCAGTATTTCCGCATGTGATATTCGAGAACATCCATCTCCCTGTCTGTCTCCTCTACCTCCTGCCGGAGTTCCGCTCTGACCGCCTCCTCGATTTTCGACTGTTCAATGATTGTTTGCTGTTTTTTCACGATTGCCGATAGATTTTCCGTCACATCGCACAATCGTGATATTATTTCAAGCGGACTCATTCTGTATCACCGCCGGAGAATTTTTCTCCTGTGATATATTCATATTCATCCGCTGAAATACTGCCCTTTGCGACACGCTCGGAAATCTGTTCCTTTGTGAGAGTGCCTTTTTTGTACATTCTTTTGAGACTTTCAACAAGCATTTTCATACTAAATCAACCCCTCCTCAATCAACTGCTGTGTGTATTCGTCAATGACCGCATCTTTCTGAAACTGTGTCACTGATTCGACGATTCCGGATGTGTTCTCCTCAACGACTGACTTCATGAGTGCCATGTTCTCATATTCCTTGACTGTCATTTCTTTCTCGTCGTACTGCCATTCGGTCACTGTCTGCATCTTTCCGTCGCTGCCCTCAACCTCTCTTGTCACCTGTTCGATGTTCTTACGCAGGTAAACCGTTGACGGCGACGATGTCCTGTCGACCTCCTCCGGCTTGTCCGGCTGTGTTCCTGTCACCTTTTTCCAGTCTGTCATGTTCATTCTCCTTTCTGCTATGCTTTGAAACTATCCTCTTGAGTTTCTTGACGTTGATTTTTGGTTTGATGTAATCAATGTAATAGTTGTATGTGTCCGTGTGTTTGAACAATCCCATATATGACAACATCACCGATGCGTTATACCATGAGATTTTATCCTGCTTTGAGATATGGTTTGCCTTACGTCTCGCAGCCTCAATGTTTGATTTCCGGATGGTTGTCCGGTCATGGTGAAATTGAAATCCCATAAAATCAAGCATACGACCCTTTGTGACCTGCTTTCCGTCTTTATCGAGTACCGGATTCCCGCCTTTATCAAATACCGGATATTCAAATCTAAACACCTGCCAATCGCCTTTTATTTCAAGGTCGAGATTGTCATTCAGATATGTTTCGATTGCTGCATGTATTTTGTGCAGTTTCTTTTTGCTCTTTCCCAGTATCACCATGTCGTCCATATATCGCATGTAATGCTCTGCATGGAGTTCCTCCTTGATGTAATGGTCGAGTGCTTTCAAGTAAAAATTGCCGAACCATTGTGATGTGAAATATCCCAACGGAACGCCTTTTCGCATCTCCTCAATAATTTCTTTCAGTTCATCAAACATCGCTCCTGTGATGCCGATTTCCTGCAATATCTCCAACGCTCCGGAGATGTCGTCAAATGCTATGCATCCGACAAGCGTTTTCGTCTGCTCTGCATCTATCTCAACACCTGCATCCGTCAAAATCTTTGCAACGAGTGCTATTTTGTCATGTTCAATCAGTATGCAGAGTAATCTATAAAACCGTTTATCTCGAATTACCTCTTTGAGTTTCCTTTTGAGGATTCTCCGGTTTATGGATTCAAAGAAATGGTGAACATCCATCTTGAGAACAAAGAATTTCTTTCCGTCGTAGGAATCAAGCCATTTTCTCATGTACTTCTTTCCGTAATGAACACCCCTGTCCGGAATGCTCCCGCATGAAAATTCATACAATCCATTCATCACAATCTGTTTAAACTGACCTATTGCACAATGGTGAATGACCTGCTCATATTTGTAATGTGGTTTTAATATACGGCGTGTTTTCTTGCTGCTGCTCTCGTTGATGATGCTCGGTTTGTGATAGTCCGGAATGAACAACTCCTCTGTCAACATCTTTTTCAAGAGTTCTGTGTGTTCATCGAGGTTCTCTAATACCTCCCGCACATCATTCCTGTTCTTTTTCTTTTTGGATGCATTTATAAAACACTGTTTTATGTAGTCGTCTTGCAACATCGGTTCATATAGGTTGTTGTAACTTCTCATATAGTATTTTCTTATCTCCTATCGGTTTTTGTGCTTATGCTTACTCAACCGACCCTATATCCGGAATGATTTTCGCCTTGTGGCGTGGGATATAGGCTGCATTTGATTAAACGCTCCGATATGAGAAGAAATTGGACGCACCGATGTTCCAGTTCGCATTGCCCGCAGAATTGTTCAAATTCAAGTAATCCGCACCGCAGTTCTCGCCATTGTTACAGTTACCGCCGACAAGGGCGACCGCAGGGAGCAGGAACACCGCCCGACACCGCACCCTATATCCCTATATTCATTTTTCTAAAAACGACCACACCGCCTAACGGCGGGAATAGCGGAGGCGTTCCCCCTCCGTTCCTCCCCCTTGCTGCTTACGCAGCGATAGGCTGTTCTAAGAAAACGGACGCACCGATGTGCCAGTACGCATTGCCCGCAGAATTGTTCAAATCCAAGGAATCCGCACCGCAGTACTCGCCAGCGTTACAGTTACCGCCGACAAGGGCGACCGCAGTAATTCCGGCGTTCCACCAAAAATAATCACATGTGTATGTGCTACTGCTGCCACCTATTGAATTGACAATGCGTCCGAATCTGCTTGACTTTGTTCCTTTCTGATAACCGTTGCCGGAAGATGTGAATGTGATTCCGACCTTTTCAAAGTCCTTTCCTGTCAGATTGTACGGTGGTGTCATCTTTGCAAGGATTTCACCGCCTACCATCAACAGACCGTTGATTCTATCCCAACGGTTGCCCCACGGTTTTTCCATGTAGAACACTTTGACCTCATGTGTTGTGTCGTTATATCCGAAAAACTGTCCTTTGTCCTTGAGTGTTCCGGTTGCAAGATGCCCGTAATTCTGTGATGCGTCGTTCACATATCCGGATGTCTGACCCTGTCCGAATGCAGTCTGTGAATTGTCTGTCTTTGACATAATCTTGAGCATACAATTCAACAGGTTTCGTTTGCTCCATGAGCCGATATTCCATCCCGCACCGTTTGCCTTTGCTCTTGCAATCTCTGTTGATGCGTTTGTGTTATACATGAGCGCCTGTCCTGCAAGTGAGCGGATGCGTGTTCCATCATACGAACCGCCAAACATCGGGAAATAGAGTTTGTCCGCATGTGAACCGTCCTCTCTGACATATGCGTCATCGTTGTATGATTCATCGTACTGGACGTTTGAAATAATCATGTACTCATAGTTTCCGACTTCAAACTGTGAGAGCCAAATCTTGCCCTTGTCACCGCTGCCATCGAATACACTCATTGCATTTCCTCCGTATGCCGTGTTTGAGACATCGGATGCCGTTTTTCCGTCTGCTTTCTTTGTGTGGTCGTTCGGGTTGAGTTTATAATCTTCTGTACCGTCATATTTGACCATTGCCGGATAATTGTTCTTTACAAAAAAGACGTTTCCCCAGTCTCCAAAATCGAACCGTCCGGCAGAATAATTCATCGCAGCGGGTGTCATTCCCACCGCATCGAAAAGATATGTGCATCGTGTCGCCGGATTGCTGTCATTTTTGTTGATTTTCATTCCGTAACGCTTTACACCCTTTATTCTTACATCTTCCCCGACTGCTGCCAGTATAGCGTTTGTATTCGCATATGTGCGGTCGAGTGTGTCTTTGTCTGCTACTTTTACAATCAAGTCTCCACTTGCCATTTTTTACGCCTCCCTTATCGTCAAAATTCCATCCTCAACCGTGAGGACACATGTTTTCTTTGTGACGGTGTCAACCATAGTGTTGAGACCGTTCACAATGCCTTGACACGCTTTTGCTGCTGCACTCGCTGTCGACGCTGCATTGTTTGCCGTTGCTGCTGCACCGTTTGCACTGTTCGTCGCCTCTGTCATGTTCTTGCTGAAATTGTTCACGGTGTTCATATATCCCTGTGTCAATGTCAGTATTTCCTCATAACGGGCATTGTTGACGATAATCGGCAGGTCAAAGAATTTCTTTTTACCATCTCCCTGTCTGATTTGATAATGATCGGATGCATCAAGTTCAACTCCGATTTCTCTTTCCTTGAGAATCAGAGTGTCCTCAACCGCTTTCCAGTCTGCCGTTGTTCCGGTGCATGGTCTGATTGCTGCCATTGTTCAACCTCCTTTGCTCCGTGATTATGGAATATATCACACAATCACTCCTTTGTGTTCGTTTCGCCGTCTGTTTCCAGTATCATGGAATTATACTGCTAATTGTCGGGAGGTCGGCGTTCCTCCGTCAAAATCAACGCCCTCATTCGCATTTCTGACCTGTGGCGTTGCTCCGTCAATGAATACTGGTGTCACCGTTCGCAGATACGGTGTTTCGCCGTCACAATCAAGATACATACTCGAATATAAAGCCTCGGCACGGTTGAAATAGTCCTGCACACTCTCAAGGATTTTCTCTGCTGATGCAAGCAGTGAATTTTGAATCGTGTCATCAATATCCTTTTTGTCCTGCTCGACCTGTTTCTTTGCCTCTGCAACTGCTGTCTGCATCTGTGACACATCCTGTCGAATCTGTGTCGCCGTGTTCAATGTCGCCTCAAGTTGCTCTTGATTCTGCAATGCATCCTCTGCCCGCTCTGTAACCTCTTTGCAGGCTGTTGTCGCCTTTTTGGATGCATCTGTTGCCTCATTCGTATTCTTGACCGCCTGTGAGGTGTCCTGCTGCCTCTGCTGCTCCTGTTGGATGCGGGTGTTCTCATTTTCCTGTCGCTTATTTTCTGCCGTCACCCTTGCCTTTTCCGCTTTCACTCTCGCATTCTCTGCGACCACTCTTTCGGATTCCGCTTTCTTGACTGCTGCATCCGTGTCATCAATATTCTTGATGTGTCCTGCAATCCGGTTCTCAAGGTCTGTGAACTCATTCGCTGACAAGATAGCGTTTTCATTCCTCTGTGACGGTTCAATCTCCATTGTGAATGATGCGGATGTGATAACCTGTGAATCATCGCTTGTCCGGATTTCAATGTCGCAATACGCCGTTCCGGAGGCTGCAAGTGCTTGATTTGTCAATTCGACTGTCACATCCGAACCGGAATATGAACATGTGTTATACACATGCTTTCCGTCCGGCTTTGCGATGTTGATGACCGCTCTCGCACCCGTCGGGATTGTGTACGGTTCACCGTTGTTGAGCAGTCTTGCGACAATGAATCGTGTTGCCTTGTCTCCCTGCTTTGCAGATACTAAATATCTTTTAGTGTCTCCGGACATTTCAAGATTGATGTTCGTTGTCAGTTTCGTCAATGTTGCCATGCTCTCACCTCCTCTCGGTGCTGCCTCTTTTATTCTCCCTGTTCTTCAATCCAGTCATTGATGAATTTTTTCAGCCAATCAATATGTCCTTGTGCCTCCTCGTTCAAAACCGTCATACTCCCTTTGTTGTTGTCACTGGTTGTTCTCCCGCTGTCTGTCATTTCTGTGTATGTGAACCCTAATCGTTGCCCCTGTGCTGCGTTTGTTGCGTTGAATCCTGTGATAACTCGTCTCATTCTATTTCCTCCATTCTTTCAATTATTTTTGTTTGTCCTTCCTGCACTTCAATTTCGTCTCTTTCCATCTCGTGCAATAGTGTCAACTGATTTCTTATTTGTTCATTGGTCATTTCCTGTTCTTCTGCCGTCACATCTTCTTTTTCCGGTATGTCTGATTGCTCAATTCTTGTGTCTCTGCATCCTTTTTGTCTTATTTTTACTTCCCAATAAAATTCAAGTTTTGGTGTACCTTTTACTACAAAATAGCCGTCTTTTTCATTTGTTGATTCAACGTATAATTCACCTGCTCCCTTTGCAGTGAGCATCACATGATATTTCATGTCTTTCTCTACCGTCAGCAGGAAATCATCATCAAGATACACATAGCATTGACCGTCCTCGTCAAGTTTCCCCGTTCCCATGTCTCCGAATGTCGGTGATGCCGTTTCGTATGCGTACATCTCGATATTCCGTCCGTCATCGGTGTGTATGATTCTTGATTTTTCTCCTAAACATCCAAGTTTACCATACGCAAATATGTCATTGCTTGCCGTAATTCCATATCCCCACAATACGCCCCCACTCTCTCCTACAAAGATATGTGTTCCGACATACCCCAGTAGCATTGAATAGTTGAGCTTTGACAGTGTTCCTACCTTAAAATCACTATTAAGATATAAACCGGAATAGAATTTCGGTGATAGTGCAAACACATTTCCGGCATTCGTTATCTCGCAGTTGTTTCCGATTGTCAGTGAACCTCCTGTGACTTTCAATGCTTTTGTCTCTGCCGAACCGTCTGTGTTTATTTTAAAGTTTGAATTTGCTGTCACTGCTCCGTTCAAACTTATCTTTGAGGCATTGATTGAGACACTTTCTGCCGACTGATTTATTTTTGAAATTATCTCATCACTCCCGACTTTTTTTGAAACGGTTGATTCGATTGCATCTGCTTTCACTTTAATTGCAGAGTTCATCTGCTCCGTCGTGGAATACTCTGTCAGTTTCTCGTCTGTCGCTTTGTTCGCATTCTTTTCCGCAGCATTGCATTTCTCTGTTACGGTCGTTTTCGTCTCATAGGTCTTTGATACTCCTAGATTGATTTCGTCCTTTGCTGCTGTTATATGTGATTTAACATCCGTTTTCGTATAATATCCATCTTTCAACACTTTTTTTGTGTTGTTGTTTGCGATTGAAATTGCCTCGTCTGTTGCTGCTGCTGTCTCCTCTTTTTGGACTTCTGCAAATGTTTTTCTCGCATTGGAAATCTCGACCGTGTTCTTTTTTGGCGATTCCGGATATTCAGTGATTTTGACAATCCTCTGTTTTTCCCTTGTCCTCGTTTTCTTTGACACAAGTGTGACCGTGTCTCCGATTCCGTATGAAAGAATGTCTTTGTATTCCTCTGATGCTTTCGCAAGGTCTACCACCTCTGCGGTGTATGCTTTGTATGGTCTTGACATCTCCTCAAGTTTTGCCGTTGCATCTTCAATCAGACTTGTTGTGTTTGTGTATCTTTCATCTTTCCAAACATACGCCTTGATTTTGGAACTGTATTGAAAATTGTCGATGTAATCTTTTCCGGTCAACCACTCCGGTGTGATTCCGTCCTTGCCTATCGGATAGATTCTTGTGTAAAAATCGTATGTGTCCGATTTCAATGATATTTTCCGGAGGTTCAACCCCTCCATGAAATAGCATCCTTTGTCGCTGCCTATTCGGTCATATATGTCGATTGTCTTTGTCAGTGAACGGATGATGCACTCACAACGATATGTCGAGAGGCACTTTTGCAGGACATCCCATGCGGTGACGCTCTCCTGCTCGTCGATTGTTCTTTTCTTTGTGACGGTACATGTTCCGACATGCCATCCCGTACCCTCAAACGCAAACTCAAGGCATGCCTTGATTGTCTGCTCCTGTGATTCAAAACCATACGGGAACGTCGTTCCCTCCAACTCCTCGACATTGAGGACTGCTGTGTATTTGTTGAATTGCTCTCCCTTTTCAACCGCTTTGATGACATATTCGTCCGTTTTGGTGTGTATATAATATTCTTCTTTTAACAGGTCAGCCAACACTCCCGCTGCCGGATAACTGAACGACAACTCTTTGTCTCCGGAATCCAGTGTCGTGGTGATTTCCCTGTCCTTGAATCCGGACAATGTTCCGATTCTTTTCTTTTTGTCATTAAAAATCTGCAATGTTCTCACCTCCTAAATCCACATAGGCGTGTATCTGATAGTCACTCTCGCCTTTGTGTTGGAGAATGTGAGTGCTGTTTCTCCGGTCTTTAATACCGGAAACGTCCACATATTCACCTTGTCAAATGCATTTGCCCCGTCGATTGTCACAAGTCCGGTCTTTGCGTCTATCACAACCGTCTTTCCCGCTGCCAAACTCTCAATGATGATGTCGTCCTCTCCCAGTCCGGCGATTGTGTAATTCGTCAAGGCACTCTTGGCATATACCTCCACAACGCACGGAGTGTCTCTTGTACCCACTTTATAGAATGATGCAGAGGTTTTCCCGTCGAATGTGATTGAGAGGTCGTCATCGACAAAAAAGCCGTCAAATTCGAGGTTTACAATGTACCTCTGTTTCACGTTTTTCTTTTCATAGTCATTTGTTGTGATGAATCCGATGTATGTTCCTTTGTAGCCGTCGAGTTCCATCTTGCAAGCCTTTGTGAAATTGCTCATGAACTCCGATGCAGCACGGATGATGTTGTTCCTGTCCTTGCCTTTGAAATATATTGACAGTTTCAAATGACCCATCTGAACCTCTGTCTCAAATTCCGTCGGCAGTGCTGCACTCGTCAGCCATTCATAAGAATTTGAAAAAGAGGGAGGCTGCACATCGGCGGTCAACTGCTTTGCATCGTATTTCTTGATGTCTATTCCGTTTATTTTCATCGCCCTGTTTTACCTCCCTTTTCGCTTATTTATTACCATTTCCGCATCAACCTTTGACACGGTTCTGCTTGCTATTTCGTCTCCGTCAATGTATGTGTGATTCGTCACATACACGACTTGTGATTTCTGTACCGCATCCAGTTTCTTGTCAAGGATGCTGTTCAATTTGTTATAAAATTCCGCAAGAGGCAATATTGCCTCGTCACCCGCCTCGCCTCCTACCATGAGGCTGTTGCCATTGATTCCGAACACGGTCGGATTTGTCATAATACCGCCGGATTTATACCACTGAATCGAGAATGACGGAAGTGAGCCTTTCCCTCCAATTCCGAACGGTGCAACACCTCCGGACACACTGATGTGTGGCAAATTCAAATGTGGCAATGACCATCTGAAATTGAATGCCGATTTGATTCTCGACAATGCACCTGTCACCGCTCCGTGTGCGGATTCCATCTTTGAGGAAAATGATGACTTGATATTTTCCATCGCAGATGATGCGGTTGATTTTGCACTTGCTAATTTGCTTGAGAACGCCGATTTGATGCTGTCGAGTTTTCCACCCGTCAGAGTGTTCGCCGTACTCATGAGAGAGTTCATTGTGTCCTTTACGCCCGTGAATGTAGCAGACACGATTCCCTTGATTCCCCCGCCCTTTTCACTGTATGCGGATTTCATGTTGTTTAGTTTCGTTGACACATTGGACTTTGCTGTCTCCATGAGTGAAGTTGCCTTGTCCTTTATGTTTGTGAAATCTGTTGACCATTTTGTCTTGATTTCCGAAACTTTTGAGGAGAATCCGGACTTGATTTCCGTCAATTTATTCGATGCATTGTTTTTCCATTCGGTCATTTTATTCGTGACCGTGGTTTTCATATTCTCCCAACCCGTCGAAACATTTGACTTGATGTCTGAAACCTTTGTTGAGAAATTCGTCTTGATTTCATTCAGTTTGTTTGATGCATTGGTTTTCCATTCCGTCATTTTTGTTGTGACGGAGGTTTTCATATTCTCCCAACCCTCGGAAACCTTTGTCTTGATTTCCGATGTCTTTTCAGAGAATTTTGATTTGATTTCAGAGAGTTTTCCTCCGGATAAATTATCAACAAAAGTAAATCCTGCTGAATAATATCCTTTGATTCCCTCCCATCCGGCAGCAACAACGCCCTTGATACCGCCTCCGTTTTCTTCATAGGCGGTTTTCATGTTCTCCAGTTTTTCCTTTGCCGTTTCGGTCGCTGCCGACATGACATTGTGAACCGTGTCCTTTACGCCGTTGAATACTTTCGATGCAGCTTGTCCTATTGTGCTGTTTTTTATGTTGTCGCCGATTTCCTTGACCTTATTTGTGACCGCCTCTTTCGCTTTCGTGAATGCTCCCGTGATGGTCTCTTTGATTGCATTGAATTTTTCTTTGATGTTGCCCCACAATTCGGACAGTTTTTCTTTGACCTTATCCCAATTTTTATATAGTGCGACACCTGCTGCAATCAGTCCGGCAATCAGTGTCACAATCAAAATAATCGGACACAAGTTCATAACTGCATTGAGTGCCGTTTGTGCCACTGTCATTCCTCCGGTTGTTGCCGTGGCTGCTGTTGTGGCTGCTGTGTGTGCTGCCGTGGCTGCTGTTCCTGCCGTATCTGCTGCCGTTCCTGCTGCCGTGGCTGCTGTCTTTGCCGTAATCTTTGCAATTATCTTTGCAGCTCCGGACACAAATTTCTGTCCGGTCGTTACCGTGTCAGAGATTCCCTTTGCCACTTTTCCGAATCCGATTGACAACGGACCGATAGCAGCGACCACAAGACCAACTTTGAGAACTGTTTCTTGCTGTGCTGGAGAGAGCGACGTGAACCATTGTGTCAACTCTTGAATCTTTCCGGTCAATTTTTCAATCATAGGTGCTGCGGATGTCTGTGCTGTGGATGCCAGTGTCGACAACGCCAGTTTTGCGTTGTTCATCGCAACCTTTGCATTGTCAATCGGGTCGAGTGTTCCGTTGTATGTGTCCTCAACTGTTGAACCGTATTCCTCCATTGATGACGAAAGACTGGTGAGGTCAATTCTGTTCTCACGAATTGCCTTTGTCATTTCCGCAGCACCTTTTTTTCCAAACAATTCCGTTGCAATCTGCATCGCCTCGGTCTCTGTCTTTGCGTTCTTGATGCTGCCGATAGTATCTGACAACGCCTCGTCCATTGATTTTCCCTCTGATGTGGCGTTCTGCAATGCTTTTTTTAGACCCGCCATTGCTTGAGTTGAATCAACACCGTTTGCGTCGAATTGAGCCATCAAATTGATTGCTTGAGGCAATGACAATCCCATTTCTTTGAATTGTGCGTTGTTGTCGAGGACATATCCCTCTAATGTATCAACAGAGATTCCGGTTTCCTGTGCCTTTGCCGTGAGCAATCCTAATAGATTTCCCGTCTGTGATGCATCGACGTTCCACGCTTTCATGATTTTGTCAACTTGGTCAACTGACTGTGTGACGTTTGTTCCGTTGATTGTTGCAAACTGTATGAACTGTTTAGAGGTCTTTTCAAGTTCCGTTCCGGTTGTATGGAATCTTGTGTTGACTTCTCCGATTGCCTCTCCTACCGTTGACATATCCTCCGGCATTGTTCCGAAAACATTATCCGCAGACTTTGTCAATCCCTCAAGTGCCTCTCCGGTTGCTCCGGTCTTTGTCACTATGGTGTCATAACCCTCGTCGAGTTCCGTGAATGCTTTGATTGATGCTGCACCAATACCCGCAATTCCGGCAGAGACAACTGACATTTTCTTTCCGAAACTTTCCATCTTTGTTCCCGCTGTATCGCAAGCGGTCGCAAATTTTTCAAGTTTATTATCTTTTAACTGGTCATTAACATTTTTCAGTTCTGCCTCCATGTTCATGAGGGCAGTCTTTGACTTTTCCGTCTTTACCGTCTGATTTGCAAGTGCGGTCTCTGTCTTTCCGATTGCTGTCTCATTTGCGGTGAACTCTTTCTCTAACTTGTCGAGTTCATCCTTGAGTGCTTTTGACTGCTCGGAGTTCTTTCCGGTCTCTGCCGTTGATTTCTCATAAGCCTCTTTCGCAGCATCAATCTTTGTTTTGAGTTCCTCCTGCTTTGTCTTTTGGTCTGACAGTTTCTTTGTCAACTTCTCCTGCTGCTCACTGTTCAACTGCACGATGTTCTTTTGCACCGTGATTTTTTGAGTGAGCGATTCGGCTTTTGCCTTGAGGCTGTCTGTTTCTGACCCGAACAACTTTGCTTTCGTCGCTGCCGTCGTATATTCCGCAGACAAGACTTTCATCTGCGATGCTGCCGATTTCATTTGTGATTGATAACTGCTCGAATCTGCCGATATTTTGACGCTTGTATAAGCCATTCGGTCGCCTCCTCTCTTACTGATTTTCGTTGATTGTATCTAATTCAAATTTTAAGTAGTCCAACAACGTGACAATGTTCTCTTTCATGCATTGACTGTATGAGTTTTTCAATAGCCGAATCGCAATTTTTACAACACGGTCAACAATTTCCCCGCAGACTTTCCATTGATTTTCCTCCGGTTGTTCATCCTCGTCCTCATATCCGTTTTCACGGTCGTAGTCATCGAATGCGGATGCCTCTTTTTCCACCTGCTCAACCTCGACAATGCTCAACATCTTCTCTGCAACAATGTTCTGCATGATGAAATGAACCGTCTTGATTGCCGTCAGAAATTCAACTGCATCAATCTCCCCAACTGCTGCAAGCGACAATTCATTCCCGAACATCTCCTGCATTATCTTTTTGTTGAAAAACATCACTCCGGAGAATTTCTCCGTGTCATTCTTTTCCATGAGACTGATGTATTTTTTATACTGTTCTACCGTTACGGAATTGATGAAAAGTCTCTCACCTCTGCAAGTGACCTCGATTTCCGGTATCACTTGCCACTCTGAAAATTTTTCTCGATGTTCTCCATTCTCTTGGTGAGTTCTTCTGCAATTCCCATGTCGATGAACTGGAACTCAAGAATCAAACCTGCTGCATCAAGTCCGGTCTCCGGATTCTTTAATTCCTCAACGGTGAACTGGTCTCCGTATGCTTTGCAGATAAAAAGACCCATCGCCTCAATGTCCTGCTTTGAATACCTCTGTTTTGCGTCGACAATCTCTGCAAGTTCGAGATATTCCGTGTATGTGTCGATTGACATTTTCGGCATTGTAAACTCTTTGTTATTGACTATAATTTTTCTTTTCATGATTTATCCTCCTGTTATATGTCCTCTTATTAGCCTAAACCGCCGTTTTTCTCCTGCACTTTGCTGAACCATGCCTTGATTGCCTCTGCTGCCTTTGTGTCTCCGGAAACGAGGTTTGATTCATCGACCGAAATCTCATACGCATTGTCAAGACTTCTCTCGTAGAATGAACCCTTGATGCTCTTTGTTGTCGGAGACAATTTGCCCTCTTTTGTGCTTGCCTCCTCACTAATTCCCTCTGCAAACTTTCCGGCGTATAACCATTTGAAATCATACTTTCCGTTCAGTTTTCTCTCACGCCATCCGACAGCGACCTCCGGTGCTTTGTCGTCGGCTGTCTTAATGAGGAAACCGTTCTCGTATAACTGCCCGAATAAAATCTGTCTGTCCTGTGGTGCAAGTGCATTGACCTCAAGTTCGACCTCTGTTCCCTCGTATGAGTTGATGACCTCCTCCGTTCCGTCATCGGAGTAAATCTTTTCAGAAGTCCATTTTTCATCAACTTTCGCTTTGATTGCTCTTGCCAGTTTCACCGGAGTTCCCGCAACATATCCTGTTGCATCATTCTGTGTGATTTTTGCGATGTAGAAATCCCTGCAACCGCATGTTCTACTTCTGACAATCTGTGACACTGTTTCGCTTAATGGTGTTACTGTTTCAGTCATGTCTATTCCTCCATTTCATAAAATTTTGAAAATCTTTGTGCTTTCATATAGATTCCGTCCTCCGGTTTGGAATCGTCTCCGTTCCTGCCCTCAAACGAAAAGTCTTTTTCTTTCATGAGTTTCTTGATTTCCCTCGCAAGTTCAACCTCGTCACTCTCCGAAAAAATAGTGACCTGCAATGACAGCGTCACTCCCTCCGCATCATCATCCGAAAAGTTCTCGTCGACTTCTCCCAAATCCCACAAGGTCACATGTGTTTTATGGATGTTCTTGTCATACCACCCTTGCATGACAGTGATTCCCCTGTCTGAAATCTGCTGCAACGCACCCGATGCGTCTTTTATGATGTCCGGACTGTTCACGCTATCACCTCATTTCATTGTGTTATCTAAATAGGATTGATACTCCTGTTCTGCGATTTTTTGCAGTTCCGCATCTGCCTCACGCCCTGTCGCATAGATAAATTCTTGAGGCGGTCTGTAAATAGTTCCCCAGTTAATGAATTTCACATAAAAGTGTTCACTATTATCCGACTTTTCCCATCCGACATCCGCTGACGCTCCGGTGTCTTTCACCTTGACCGCCCCCAGTGGAACGCTGTCCGCTGCGTGTGATGTGACCGATGATTTTGAGCCGAATCCTCGACCGCTCAACTTTATATCTGCCGATTTCGGAATCTTCCCCGACATAATGCGTTTCACGACTGGTTCACCCTGCTCAACAATCTTTTTATTGACTGCTCGGATGTCCTCGTCGCTTGCTGCATCCTCAAATGCTTTCATGAGTTCTTTCAAGCCTTGAAATTCCATTTCAATTTTCATCGCATCCCTCCGGTGTCAGATTATGACACTATGCTCCCGCTCTACATTTCAACTGATATTTCCTGTCGTCCGTGAACATTGGAGACGCATCATATATCTTGAACTCAACGCCTTTGTACACTGCATAGAACTCTTTCAAGTTCAGTCGGATTTCTTCCATCTTGTCGCACGTTCGTGTCTCAAAAACGATTGTGTTTTCAAGTCCGGTCTGCAAGGCTGTGTATTTCTCATTTGTTCCCAAACTCTTGACCTCGCACCAACAGGAATAAAACTCCGTTTCCTCCTGCTGCCGTCTGCCATCAACAACGCTCGACACCTTGCGAATTATCTTGATTCTGCCTGTCATTGTGCTGCACCTCCGTATATTTCTTTCAAAAGCATTGAGGAGGCAGCAGAGGCAAGCAGTTTCGTGTCGCTCCGGTATTTGTCACGGTTGTCGTAGAGTTCTTTCACGGATATAAATGCAAGCAGCTTTTGACGGCTTGTGAGGCTGTACTGGTCGAAATTCGGAATCAGTTCCGTCATTTCCTGCATGATCACATCAAACATCAATTCAAGGATTTCCATGTCGTCATCATAGTCGATGTGACAATATACCTTGCATGTGGCAATCAGACCGTCTCTGTATTTCTCTTTTTCTTCATCCGTCATGTTTCTCACCTGCTTTCAATAGCAGGACGGATTCACCGCCCTGCTGCCGTATTACCCATTGATAACCTCTGTAATCTGACCCTTGATGACTGCTGCCTTGTCAACGGGCTGCACATCGAAACGGTCACGAACCTTGAGACCTGTCAAGTCCTTATCCCATAAACCTGTACCCTTGTCATTGAGGTCGATTGTGAGGACATTTCTGTCAAAGAGTGTGATTGCCTCTTTTAAATCGCCACAATATACCGGATGTTTGTACCCGTCGATTGTGTGACCGTCGCTGTTCATAATCTTCTCTGATGCAAGAGTTTTCTTTGATAACTTGATGATAGGGTATTCGCCGAAAAGCAACTTGCCCTTTGTCTTCTGCGTCGTGTCTTTCTGTAAAATATAGTTGTCGTCCTTATCCTTTAACTTGTCGAGATAATTGAAACCGCTTTGATTAGTGACGACAACTGCTCCCGCTGCGATTGCAGAGTCTAAATCCTCATTGAACACATCCTTGAGGCTGTCGAGGTTCTCGATTGTCACCTCTTTCCCCTTTGTCATCGCATTGAGTGTCTTTAGGATCATTGCGTTACGGGTTGCCTTTGTCTTTTTAGCAATCCACTTGTTGATGTACGCCATGATGTTGGATGCTGTGTCCTCAAGCAGTTCGGCGGTCATCTTGAGGATTCCGCCCTTTTTCTTGATCTCGTACTTGATCTGCACAAAAGTAGGTTCGTCCATCTCCGGAAAATCTGCAGCCTCGTCCACGTTGTCGAACGGTGTTGAATCCGCATCAACCTCGATGTTTCGTGTTCCCGTCTTGGTTGTTACACTCTCGACATTGACATACTGCTCAAGGTTGTCGGATGAACGACGTAGTTCAATGATGTCCGTTCTGATGTCCTCCGGAATAGTGATACCGATTCCGACCTCTCCCTCTCCTTTGTCGGATGTGTCGGATGTGATCGCAGCGTTATACACTGCGATGTCCTCGTCACTTGCCTTTTTGTGCAGGAATCCGGCTTTTATAATATTCACAAATGATTTCACGATGTTCTTTTTGTCCGGCTTTGTAGCACCGCTGACCTGCTTTGCAGTTCCACTGTTGACCCTGTCCTCGATGCCCTCCTGCTCGTCCTCGTCCAAATCATAGAGGAGGTCGAATCTGTTCTGTAGCTCCTTGAGTTCTTCCTTTGCTGCCTTTGCCTTGTCGAGTTTTCCGTCGTTCACAAGGCTCTTGACTTCATTTTTCTTGTCGTTAATCTGTTTCAATAACTTCTGTAATTCCTTATTCATGACTTTCTGTCCTCCATTTCTTACATACCGTAAAGGTATAAATCATCGAGAATCTCCCGCTTTTCTGCCTCGATTCTCTGTTCCTCTGCCTGTGTTGCTGCACTGTTTCTCTTTTCCAGTTCTGCAAGCACCGCATCGACAATGTTTTCTTTTTCAGTTCCCTTGAGTGCCTCCGGAATATTGTTGTATTTCTCAAAATAGTCGGATGCACACGCTGCGACTGCTGCCTTTTCTTCGATTTCGACATTGAAATACTGCTGCATCTTCTTACTGTCGAACCATGTCTCATTGCTCATGAGGCTCTGAATCTTGTCTCTTGTGACACCCTCCTGCACATGTTCCATGTAAACGTCAAGGATTGAATCCTCGCAGAGATTCAACTGTTTTATTACTGCCTTGAAATCGTCTGCGTTGCCGTATGCCATGCACAACGGTTTGTGAATCATTGCTTGTGCCCCTGTTGCAAAATGCAGTTCATCGCAAGCGAACATGATGACCGATGCGATAGATGCAGCCATTCCGTCGACATAGCCGACTTTGTGTCCGTCGTATCGTTTTAACTGGTTATAGATTGCCAGTCCTGCAAATACGTCTCCACCTCCGGAATTGAAATAAATATCAATGTCCTCATAGCCATCTAACTGGTTGAGAAAATCTGCGATGTCCTGCGGGCATCTGTCCTCCTCGTACCACATGGATTCCCATGTTGCCGATACAATGTCACCGTAGAAATACAAGGAACATCTGCTCTGTTCCTCGTCCTGCTCTAAATCCAAATAGCCGACATTTTCGACCTTTCCGCTGCGTTTATTCTTCTTTGTGAAATCAAAACGTCTCTTTGGCATGATTATTCACCTCCCTCCTGTTCATCCTCGTCCTCTGCCTCGTCGGTTTCGTCCGGTTCTGTTGCTGTGTCCGGCTGCTCTGCGTCCGGCTCTGTCTTTTCTTCCGGCTGCTCCGGTTCTTCGGTTTCATCCGGTTCGGATGCACCTTTCAAATATGCTGCTCCCGCCATAGTCAACGGAACGATGCTGCCATTTGCAAGCAGAACATCGCCTCCCTCCGCATCTTCCATGTCGAGTTTACGTCTTGCCTCATTCGGTTTGATAATCATTCCCCCGACACCGTTTCTCAAATATTCCATCTGCGTTTTTGAATCAGTGCGGAACAATACCTTTTCGTTGAATTTGTAATAATATCCGTCGTCTGCATCTTCATCCGGCAGTATTTTGAAATTGATTTCCTCCTCGTACTGCTTGATTATGAACAGTTCTGTGTCGACGTAGAATGATAACTGCTGCATTTCGCTGTTACTGTATGACGACTTTGAATAGTCGTTGATTTGATTCGGTTTCACCCCGAACGCTCCGGCGATTTGCAGTGCATTGTATTTTTTCAGTTCAAAGAACTGCGAATCTGTCAGTTTGATGTCGAGAGGTGTGAGTTTCATCCCCAACGGAACAGGCAGGATTTTTCCTGTATTCTTCGCCCCGCTGCCGAACTCCTCAAACGACTTGACAAGTGCTGTTTTCGCTTTTTCGTTCAGTTCTCCGGTATATTCAAGAGTTGCCTTTGCTGTCAGACCGCTCTCATACAAGTTATTCATGAACGCCTGTGATTCGGATGCACCCGCAACCGTGTCTCTCAATATCTGCTGCACTGGTAGTCCTGTGATTCCGTCAAAACTGAATGATGTTTTGAAGTGCATGACCTCGTCTGTGCTGAACACATATTGACGACCGGATGTCGGGTCTGTGTAGACATACCACAAACGCCCAACTCCTGCGAATATTCCCGCATCGTCAACGACTATCTGTACACAATTTGACTGCATAACCCACAAATCAACGATTTTGATTTCACCGCCGTATTTCTTGCGGTCAAACTTCTTTCTCATGTACACATAGGCGTTTCCGTAATGGTTACGGTTGATTTCAACCGTGTTCCAAAATGTCGTTGGTGTCATAAACGGATTCGGTCTTTTTGAGAGCAGCTTTGATGTGTCCGTCGCCTCTGCCTCGATGATCCCCTTGTCCGTTTTCTGATAATATTTGATAGGCATTTTCGCAAGGGTCTCCGACAGCATCTTGAGACATGTGAAATATGTGACCTCTGATGTCGGTTTCCCTTTTCTTTTCAGTCCTATCCGCTCAAGGAACGACGGTGAGTTCAGTGTCACAACGCCTCCGCTGTCCTGCGGTTCACCTCTCCACCAATTTGAAATTTTCACTCCTAATCTCTGAAACGGATTCATTTATTTCTCACCGCCTTTCTTCATGTATTTTTCAAATTGCTCAAGCCATTCATTGACAGTCTCATTCACATCCGGACGGTACTCCTCTTTCATTGCGTGTTTCCATGCGTCGATGATAGCGTCAATCGGGTCGATTCTCTCTGTCGTGATGTCTTTGTCAATTTTTATTTCGCCGTAGTTGTTTGAGATGGTCTTTGCATTTGCAATAGACCACACAAGCAAACTGTCGACAGGAACAACAATCTTGTTTCCCTCTTTTCCGACCTCCATTCCCTCGATTTCCACATTGCCCGCCAAAATCTCAAGTCTGAAATCAACCGTCGCATCGTTCAACTCTTTCGCTGTCTGTGTGACAGAGATTGAATCGAATCCCAATGCCTCAAGGTCTGACAGGAACGCCGATGCGTTGTGCGGGTCATAACAAATCAACTGCGGTTTGAGGTCGTATTCTTTCACCAAATCCTCAAGATATTTGATGATGTATTTGTAATCTGTCT